CTGTCAAATCACTATGGAAGTCTGTAATGTCTTGCAATATACGTACTACAAGTAATGTAGCCATTACTAAATCATCGTTGTCTCCTATTTTAGCGGCATAACTGCCACCAGATGCAACAAATGTTTTTAATTCACTGATCAATGCTTTACTTTTAACATTCATTTTCTTGCTTTCCATCAGTGTTTTGAATTTTGCACAAGCCGCGAGTTTAACTTTTTGTGTTGTGTTATATCCTCTGCGTTTCTTACCTTTCTCACTTAAGAAAATACCTTGAATATTTGACTCACCGTACTCTGCTAAAGATATCAATGCGGCTTCTCCGATAGAATTGTTTTCTAGTGAGTAGTATATGTTGTTTGGTTCGCCTGTTTCTTCTGCTATATGTTGTGTAATCTGGCCTAGCAATTTAATTTGTTGAGGAATATCTGTTTTGTTATCTTTCCATTCTCCAATTTGTGTAGTAGTGTTTGCTTCAAAGATTTGAATTGCGGCTGGATCTCCACCGGTTCCTAATGATGGATCTAGTCCTACGCAGTATACCATACCTTTCTTGGGTTTTTGAAACCATCTGACTTGTCCCATTCTATTTGTAGGTTCTACTGATTCTAACATAATTAGTGTATTAGGATTGATTAGTGTTTCATCTGCGATTAAGAATTCACAACCAATCTCACGTGCAAATCTGTCATCTCCTAATTGTGCTTTGATTTCTTCTGCCCACTTATCATCACGTCCGGGCTGTTCATGCCAATATGATCTAAAAGGTTTGAATCCATTGATACCTAATTCTGTTTCTTCTCCTTGTGCATTGAGATTCTTGTTTGCTTGTTTCCAAATAAGAGCAAACTGATCTTCGTCAGAGTTCGGAGTAGATGTGATGATTGCTTTACCACCTGTTGCTAGTGTTGGTGTAATAGAAGTCCAAAACTGTTCTGCAATCGTAGGTCTTACGAATGCAAACTCATCTAAGTATAAGAGTGTGATAGACATACCACGACCCGTATTCTCTGTAGTCGTTGCTGATACAATACGAGAGCCATTCTCAAAATCTAGTGAGCCTTTGTTGTATGTAGTCACACCTGCTTTAATATGCGTAGGACATGCTTCATATGCATATCTGATACGTTGCATGATCTCTTGTGAGCCTGTATACTTGTGTGCGGCGATTAGAATCGTAGCATCAGGTACAAACATAGCATACCATAACAAATAACCTGCGGCTGATGTAGACTTACCAGACTGTCTAGGCATCAATGCGATTGAATATCTAAAGTTATGATACGTATCAATCAATCGTTCTTGGTATTCATAAGGATGATATTGAATCGACCCTTGCGTTGGATGCTGAATATAAAAGAAGTTATCCATGAAGTATAGATAACCAGTAGCCGGATCACAACACTTAACAAAATCATCAATTTCTTTTTGATTTTTAAATGCTGTTTTTTTATAAGCAGGTTTGACTAATTCGCCCGTTCCGCTTGTATTAAAGTTGCTCATACTAGTATTTAGTAGACTTTAGAGTCAATCCTCAAAAAAGAACTTGTTCTCGCCGAATGCAGGCTTAAGGTCATCTAGCCAATATGCATCTTCATTATACTGAGCAAAGAATGTTTGATATGAATGTTCTGGATTTCTGCTTTGAAGCATACGCAATATAAAGACTTTTTCTCCTTTAATCTCTGTTATGCCTTGTATCTCTACTTTGCCCGGCGTAGCACTCATAGAGGGCCCTCTGACAGTCCTAGAGAGCCCTGAGACTTGTTTTATAGCATCATTGTATATCTTATAAGCCTTATATAAAGGGATCTCAAAGTAATTCTTTGCTCCTGTATCTCTTTCAACAAACATATAATAGGGTATAATACCCAATCTCACTTGTTCTTCCCACATCTTTGCCCACACATTTGAATCATCATTGATATGTTTAATTAGAGGGGACTGACTACGTAATACTGCACCTGTTTCACGTAATCTTCGTATTGCTTCTTTAACAATCGGTGTTCGCATCTCTTGCCAGTGATTGAAGTGAGTCATTATTGCTACATGTTTTCCTCTGCGTACTAATTTATGTAACAATTCTAGTAAATCATCTGCATCTGCATCTTCAAAGAACCGTTGCGGCCAGAATGATAATACTTTTGTACCTATACGTATGTTCTTTATGTGATCAAACTCAGGTTCTAGTAACGGCAGAAGATATTCTGCTAAATGATGTGATCGCATTATCATTGGATCTCCGCCTGTTACTAATAAGTCTGTAACTTCTGTGTGTTTCTTTAGATAGTTTAAAAGATGTTCTGATTCACTACTAGAAAACTTTAAATCATTGTCTCCAATGAACTGTGCCCAACGAAAGCAAAATGTACAGTAACTATGACATGTCTGTCCTCTTGCAGGAAAGAATAATACTGTCTCTCTGTACTTGTGTTGCATACCCTCTAATGGTTCGTTATCTAACGTAGGTATGTTGAGTGTTTGTTGTCCTGCAGGGTGCGGGTTTAAACTTTGTCTAATTCGATTAACTATATGTTTTGTCTCCCTATGGGCGACAATGTGTTCACGTAATTCGTTATAATCTTTTTCATCTAACATTCCTGGCTGAGGGAATGTTAATTGAAACACAGGATCATTAGGTACATTATTCCAATCGATTAATTCATCGATTACATATTGATTAACTTTAAATGGTAAAACTTCTGCTACTACCTTAATTGCCAACTGCTGTTCTTCTGTTAACAGATTAATTTGTTTTATTTTATGTAAGTTATTTGCATTGTAGACTTTATACATTTTTTATTATATTTAACATATCATCTACAAAGTCTATATGAAATTGTCTGCCCGGATGCTCATCATTACATTTTATTAATTGATCTATATTTAAACGTACCTGAGATATAGGTATATTTAAATCATCCGGTTGTTCTTTAAAGAAAGGATTTACTTTTTTTATGATAGGGAAAAATCTAGGTAGTAATTTGTTATTACGCAATTCATTTTCAGCACATACAGAATAAACTGCTTTACAAACATCTTTTAAATGATTATGAGCGCCTTCAATTAGTAATCCTAACTCCCATAGATTGTCAAAATCAGTGGTGTATGTTTGATAATAACGGTGATGGTCTTCGTATTGTGGTGACAGTTCTTTATACACTTTAGGATTATAGAATGTAGTGCTTACTTCATCTTCATTAGCCCAAATAACTTTACGATGGCCCATAGGCCATTGAATAATTACTGTATCCGTAGGTTGAAATTGAAATTCTTTGATCATCTGAAACACAAATTTAGGTGAAGAACCTCCCCTACCTAAATTTACACATTCTAAATTTAACTTGTCTGCTAATAAATGCGGCCATGCTAGATTACTTGCAGATTTAATTTTAAGTATAGCATCTTGCGGTGATCTATAATATTCGTGGTTTTGCCAATCTCCACCGTCTAACCCGACGCCTTGTGTTAAACTACATCCAAATGTAATTAAACGCATTTAATGTGATTTTTTGTAGTCTTGGTAATCTAAAAAGAAACCAATAGCAACTAAAATATTCATTCCTAATGATGCTATAATCATATGAATATCTTCATAGACATCCATCTTAAGACTAAGATGTAAATGTCCTACTGCCCAAAATGGAATAGCCAACTGCTGACTAATCCATGACAGTGTATATCTAACAAAGATAAATCTACTTGATATCAAGGCCTTTTGCCTTAGTTGCTATGATACAGTAGTAATGTTCTTTCATTGCAATAGGTTCACCTTCTGGGTCTTCAGGGTTTTGCTGTTGCAAATCAAACTCTAGGTTATTAAACTGATCAATTTGAAATCCTGTACGATGCAATAGTGCGGCAAGTTGATCATGTCCAAATATACTGTAATGATTTAAGTTGTATTCATGTTTGCGATCACAACCAGGAGCAGGCACTTCAATGTAAATTTTTGAGCCTTGCTTTAGAATACGATTGTATTCCATTAAACTAAAGATTGGATAAGGTGAATGTTCTAATGCATGACGTAAGAAAATAAAATCTACACTTTCATCATGGTAACCATCTTTCTGTGGTAAGAATGACAAATCATATCCTGCAGTCTTATGACCTTTTTCTTCGCAAAGTTTTATATCTCCTGGAGACAATGTAATGCCCAATACATCTTCAAAACCTCTTTCTTTCATCTCATCTAAGAAGTAACCGGGACCACAACCTAAATCTAAAATCTTTGCATCTTTAGGCAATGCAAGTGGATCAATATATGTCTCAACGACTTGTTTTGTTAGGTCTTTATGAAATGGGCTGTCCCCTTCATCGTAAATGTGAGCAGTATACAACCACTCGTTGTAAAACTTTAACTTGACTAAATCAAGTGTGTTATTAATATCATATGGGATTTCCATTCATTGCTCCTTCGTGCAGATATAAGAAATAGTATGATAATATTTAGTGACAGAAACTGTCTAAGAATTATTTTTATGTCCAGGGTCTGCTAGATGCTAATGGAACTGTTGAAGTAGGTGTTGCTGTATTTCCAACATACTTAGCGGGCAGTAAGTTAAGATCAGCAGTGTTTAATGCATTGTATGCAGGTAGATTGACGTTGCCACTAGCACCGCCCTTTCTGTTTAATTGTGCTACTTCTGATACTCTTAATTCTTGTCTGAATTGTAACGTACTAGCAGGAGCACTTGCAGTAGATGCTGGTGTTGTAAGAAATATATCTGTTGCTGGAATAGTTGTTTGTGTTGCATTATCAAATGTCTCACTAACTATTGCGCCTGAGGCGAAAGGATCAGTGCCTGTAGCGCCTACAAAGTTCATAGAAGCAAGTGTATCAGTTGGAGTATCATTATCATTAATACTTGTATTTCTGACTAATGCTAAGTTATAATAGTTGCCTGCGGCTATGCCATCAGATGCTACGATTGATGCTAATACGTCTGCGACAGTAGTTGTCGCATCATCGGCATAGTTAAAGATAGTAATTAATCCTGTTAAGCCTTTAACTGGAACGTTGACGGCTGCCATTATCTTTCATACCCTTTGAAACCTTCTACTGGACTTTGTTTATTGATTGAAGGTAGTTCTGAAGATCGCAAGTCACCATCATTTAAATCTTCCCATTCAGAGCCTACTGCTTTATATGCTGACTTCAACATATTAGATTCTACTTCAGTAAATGGTACAGCCATGTTGCTTGTGCCTATCCAACTTTCTGAATCTAAATCAATTTGCTCATGGTCTGACTCGCCGTTTGCTTGTGCAAGTGCCATCATTACACGATTCAATTCGTAGATTCTGTCTCTACCTTCTTCATCTTGGAACTTATGCATTCCTCTTGAACCGTAACGTTGACGTTTAGTTAGTTTGCCGGGTTCATTGTCTTCGTTTAAAAATTCTTTTGCTCTCATTATGGTGTTTCTTCAGTTGTAATTGTATCGTCTACTTCAGTTGCCATTTCAGAATCTACATAGCCATCAAGTGCTATTGGCAATCCTGCTGGTGCTTCTCCTTGGAACATAACTGAAGAATTAATAAAGTGAAATAGTGTTTGTGAACCAGAAACGTTTGCAGTATCAGGATCTATTAATATTCTGACGTTACCTGAGTTGACATCCATGTCATAACCGCTTCCTGGTATTAAAACATTTCCCCATTGTGTAGATGAATATGCTGAGAATTTAATATTGGCTGAGTTAGCACTTAGTTGTGCATCTAATCTGACATCTTGTTGATCAATAGTGCCAGGATCATTAGATTTAATAAAGAATGAACCTAATGTAAATGCATTTGCTGGATATTCCCAAATGACTTGTCCTGCTGTATTGCCTGTCGTGTATGTATTAGATGATATAACAGCAGTAGAGGATAGGTTTGCAAAGTTGTTGTTGATCTTATCAAAGGCAACTCTTAACGGATCACCAGCACCATCGTTTGGTAATGCACCGATATTAATAATTTCGTAATTTACAGCCATATGTTTATCCCAGTCTTATATTGTATTTATGCGATTGGGCAAGTAACTAATGTTATTCTTTTGGTGGAGTAGCCTTCATATTTTCTCTGGCTAATCCGTTCATTTTTTCAAAACTACGCATACCACCTAGACCCAACATAGATAATGTGAGTGTCATTAAACCTTCTGTTTGTATGATAGGTAGTGTTACGTCTGCTCCACTTACTACAACTGCCCAATTGGCTACGGGTGCTAGAACATAAGACCATGCGAGTCCAAATGCACATATCCACATAATAGCGGGTCTTGCCCCTGCTACAAAGATGCTTGGGTGCTTTGCTTGTTCTAAGTTGATTTGATTTTGTTGTAAGTTTGCATTGTGCAAGACCATTTTGAGTTCATGTTCAAACTCAGCCTTCTTATCCTTATCTACAACAAACTTGTCGAGCAAGGGAGCCGCTAGTCCTATTACTGAATCTACAATTGCTAATCCCATTCGATATCTCCTATAATATACTACTATTTATCATAGCCATTTATAAATGGAGTCTTCTACATGCTTACGATTGTAAGATAGTATGGATTTCATGTCTTTATAGATATCTTTTAATTCATCAATTGACTTGCTTTCGATGTATTTTATAACATCAAATATTTTATATAAACGTTCTTCATGGTTAGTACAGTCATCATACGACTCGTCCCAAAAGTCACTGAAAGTCTTATACCCATTGTCATGTAGATACTTTAATGTACCCGGTGGTGCCATAAGAATAAAAGGTTTTCGATACCACATTGGTTGATGTACTTTTTCACTGTAGTTTGGAGTAGGTTGTGCAAACCTAGATTCTGTAACAATATCACAAAAAACATCTTTGTAACATTTTTCTATAGGCAAGATATCTGTTGATGGATCAAAGTGTTCATCGATTGTAGTATTAACTGGGTACGGAGTGTTTTCTGGATCTAGTAATTCATTAAAGTATACATCAACATTATAAGGTCCGTCGTTACTTAATGACTGTATACCTTCATATAAACGTGTTGTATATTTTTCAGGACATTTTCTTATATCAAACCAAGGTAAGGTTTGTAGTCTTAACATAGGAGTTTCATAAACAAAACTAACAGTTGCTTCACTATTAGCCAAGAATGCGGCGATAAGATTTCTATGAGGTGTCCATCTCCAATTTAAATTAATAAACTTTTTAGAAAAGTTATCATCAAGTGAATCATCAGAGACATTAACTAACACAGCATTTTTAATAAACGTATCTTCACATGTTACTGTCATCCATTCAGTATAATAAGGAAACACCTCTTCTGATTTGTAATCACATGTTTTTACTTTTACATTCGTAAGATTATTTCTAAGAATATAATCACGTATACAATCCAATTCATCAGAACGCATATGCTCAGGTTTTTCTTTACCACTAAACTCTGAATAAAATATTAATGTGTGTTTGTCTTCGTTAAGGGTATTATTTTGCGGAAGAAGATATATGCAAAGAGGTTCATTTAGGTAAAATGTTACTCCTGTTTCATTTAATTGCTCTACTACTTCTGGTGCATGATCGATACTTTCTAGTTCTCTCATACGACCATTATTCATATATACATACGTTGGATTATGGTCATTGTAGTGTACACTGGGTAAAATGCGTTTTTTTAAGGCTTCATCTTGTGATGCTGGTCTTTCTTTTAAATCCGGAAAATAAAACCAGTGCAGTTTATCCCAAATCCACAAATCATCTTTATTGTCTTTTGAAATATCTATGCGGTCAGTCATGCTGTATTTATTAGGGCTCGTAGTATTGACAAACTTCGTTTGCAACTGTTTCTATTTCTGCATCAGTCATTTCAGGATACAAAGGTAGACTTAGCAACGATCTTGTTATCAATGTGCTAGTAGACATTAAAGTAGGCTTTGTCAAGTTATCTGCAATAGGCAATTCACCTAAGGGTAGTCCATAATGTATTTTAGTTTCTACACCTCTGTTAGTTAACCATTGTCGTAATTCATCTCGTTCTGCTCCCACATCAATTACAAACTTTGAATCAGCATGAGTTTCAAAACCTTTACTTAAACACCTTATTGGTCGAATATAATCAAATCGATCTATATAATATTTTCTAATTTCTTTTCTACGTTCTTGCCATTCATCAATATAGTTTGCTCTAACTAATAAATGAGAACAATCAATCTCACTCATCTTAGAATTAGTACCGGAATAAAAATGATGAGGCTTACCGTTGTCTCTCCATTGATTAGCAAATTCATATAGTGCTTGATTGTTAGTAACGATGGCTCCACCATTACCCGAAGCATTTAAATTTTTAGTAGGATCAAAACTAATTGCCATTGCAGTGCCTATATTGCCGTCTGCTATCAACCATTATTGTTTAATACTGCAATACCGTTGTCACTCTCTACTGCTACAGTTGGTGCTCCAAATAGTCCTACATGACATTCTATCTTTTGTAATTCATCTTCATCTTGCGGTAACAAAAGTCCGTTTCTATCTGTGTCTGCTAGTTCAACATTAAGTCCAGCACTTAAGAATGCATTCATTGTTGCAGGATATGTTAGATTAGGAACTCTAATTGTTCTATAAACTTCTTTATCGTATTCCCATTCTGCGTAAGGGTCTTGGTCTGGAGATGTGTCTCTTTCATAACGAGCAATGATCTCTAATGCTTGTGTTCCACTATGACATAGTATGACATAATGTGCTTTAGTTTTGATCGATAACCAATCTTTAAACTTCTGTGCATATTCACCGTCATTCAGACTACCAGTGGACAACACTGAATCAGTTGCATCAAGCAATTCATCTTTCAGTTGTGTATATTGTCTATCTAATCCAAAATACTTAACCATATTCTTTTAACAATATATGCAAATTGTAGTTACAATTTGCTAACTCTTGTCCTCGGTGTTCGTCTAATATATTATTAAACTTAATGTATTCTTGTAGCATGTTTATATCTTTGCTTTCTTGTTGACATTTTTCTTTCAATGCGTTTATTGTGTCTTTAAAAATCTGTGACTGCCATTTGCAATCATTTAACATCCACATAAATATTTTTGCAAAGGCTCTTTGTTTGAAATCTTTTGGCAAATAATCGATATTTAAATGTTGTGGGTCTTGCAACAAGATCGGTCGAATATCAATTAAAGGCTTGTTTTCTTTAATGTTAATGTCTTCAAAGTATTTAAACAGATCAACTATCATGTTTAAATTTCCTATCTGAATGACGGGTGTTGCCCACAGTTTAACATTATTCATTTTAATAAGTTTCTGTATGCTTTCATCAATCTGACTAAACTTACTAGGATATCTTAGATACTCTTGTACTCCACCGTAACCGTCGATACTTAATTGCAGTATAACTGATTTAAAGTTGGGTAGGTACTGATAGAATTTTGGATTTGTATTTGTAAGATTTGTATTAATGATTAACGTAATGTTTTTACTTTTATCTAACTCTATCAACTCATGCAATATCTCAAAGTTCTTTTCGATAACAGTAGGCTCTCCACCAGTCATATAAATTGTATCGATATTATCTATTTGACTTTTGATATTTTTATCAAAGGTATCTGTCTCCCACCAGTAGTTACTTTCTACATCAAACTGTGGATAGAATCTAGTATACTCTGTGTTATTAATTTCAAGGATTTCTTTTTCTATTTGACTACTATTTGTAGGGTTGCAACTTCTACATTTAAGATTACATAGATTACCAAAACGCAAGTCAAAGAATTTAATCTTAAGATCACTTTCGGTTGTAATTGGGATAATGTCTTTGTATTGTTCGTTATTAATTAGTCTACGACTTTGACGACCATACTTTTCATTGTGGTAACATACATCGCATCCAGAGATATACTCTCCGTCTAACATCTTTTGTCTTAGATCAACAAAGTCTTTGCTGTTGTAGATGTCATCAATACTATCGTAACCTAAATTAAATTTAGTACCGTCTTCTTTTTTAATGTAGTCATGTGAAATACAACAAGGCTTGATTGCCCCGTCAGGATCAACTGTGATGTTTACCCACGGTAAAACACAAAACGAGTCGGTCATTTTGCCTTCGGTTTTGGCTTTGCTTTTGCTTTAGGTTTTGCTTTAGGTTTTGCTTTAGGTTTTGCTTTTGCTTTGGGTTTAGGATTGTATTGCCCTTGCCAGTATGCTGAGTTTTGTAGCCAGTTAAAGTATATAAGCAAGCCTTCGTTTAAATCAGTTAGAGGATTATAATCAAAATCTGCTTGTGCTTTTGCAATACTTAAAGATCCTCTACTAGGAAAATCTTTGTCTTTTTGTTTGACTTCGATATTTCCTTTTCCTACAATCTGTTTAACCATTGATGCGGCATCATAAAGTGTTACCCCTTTTGATTTAGTAAGATTGTATGTTTCATTCTTTGCTTTATTACTTGTAGTTGCTTGAACAATACCAGTAGCAACATCATTAACAAACGTAAAGTCTAGTTTCTCCATCTTACCATTGACAACAATTTTTTCGCCTGTAATTGCATTGTGAAAGAACTTAGAGATAACTCTGTCACAGACATCTAAGGGTCCGTAGACAGCACTAGGACGAATGATAGTATGATTTAAGCCGTATTGTCTAGTATAGTCTTGTACAAGCAATTCTCCAGCATATTTCATAATTGCGTATTGACCTTTTGGCATCGGGTCTTCCCATTCTTCTACTCCATCAGAAAAATCTCCGTACACCATTGACGAACTAATGTAACAAAAACGATCTACTCCTGTCTTTCTACTCAGTTCTAATAGATTTAACAATCCTTCACTCATTACTTTTGAGCCTGATGTTGGATCTGAATTAACTACTTTCTGTCTTGGGAAACTTGCAAGATGAATTACAGCATCAAACTTTTCTTTTTCAAACAGAGTACTTAACTCAGGATTAGCAACATCAATTGTGTAGATGTTTAACTTTACCGAACCTGTCATTCTGCCTGCAATGCCATAAAATCTTTCTTTCATTACAGCATCTAATTCTTCTCCGTCGATCAGACCATAATCTGTTTTAGTATCTAAAATAGCAACACTATGCCCTTCGTTAATAAGTTTAACTACAACGTGGGCACCAATAAATCCTAATCCACCAGTTACGCAAATGTTTAATTTTTTCTTTTTTGATGCCATATATTACTCGTATTTTAGTTTCCAATATGTAACTTCTTTGTCGGTGAAGTATGCCTTTATCGTGTATTTATGTCCCATGTAACTCGGTGAATTACTTCTTACCCACTTAGCAGTTGGGTTACTATTCTCCATAACATACTTACCTGCTTCTGATTGTTGCCATTTATAAATAGGCTCGGCAATCATCAGATCAGGATCTTCAACATCGCCCATCAGTATTTCATGTACATCTACTTCAACTGCTTCCCATTCTTCTTTTTCTAACATCTTATTATTATAGTTTATACAGACTCATTTTGCAAACTGATTGGGAAAATCTCTGCGATCACTTTTGCTACTGCATGAGCAATATCGATATGTTCTTGTTGTGTACCATTGGCGCCTCGTAATTCAATATAATGAACCCAACTACGTAAGGTACCGTTTACATACATTCTACTTACAGTATTTCCTTCTGGTAGTACTGCTCTTGCTTGTTCTTTAGCAATGCCATTATCGATAGCCCAATTATATGCCATTGTGGCTTCGTCTATAACTCGTTGTTGTACTTCATACCATCGATCTTGTAAACCACCTTCGTATTCGTCAGACATATCTAGTTTAATACTGTTCTGTCTGTTCTTAGGGTCTTGTAATCTTGCTTCACGTACTTCAAAGTCTAAGTCTTTTGTAGGGTCTGCATAACGTTGACTGAACTCCTGAAAAGAAAATGATCTATGACGTAAAATCTGTCTAGCAATATCTCTAGTAGTTTCAATTTCTAAACAACAAGAAACCATTTCAAGTGGTGACCAATGTTTATGTTTCATTAGATACTTAACAAGTCCTGTTGCTGTTTCTTTATTGTTTTGATTATCTGGATTACTTACTCTAGCACAATATGCCACTAAGTCCAATGCTGACTCATTGTATTCTGGTGCTTGTGAATGACTAATTAGTTTAACGTTCAATTTTATTCCTTAATAAGGCGAAGGGACCGAAGTCCCTTCTATAGTTTACAGAGATTTTATAGACCACTTAGTAACTTATCTGTTTCAGGTTGAACTGCTTCTGCGATGCGTTCTATATTAAGAATGAAATCTATAGATAAGATTTCATCTTCATATTCCTCTAACAGTTTACCAACTATAATTTCTACTGTTTCTGTGTCAAGTCCTTGTCTTAAGAACTTTTCAATGTTAATGGTTTTTTGCTTACGTCCTGTCATACGTAAGACTAGTTTCTGCAAAAATTCTACAGGTATTTTGTGCTTTTCTACATCTTCTAGGAGTCGTTCCCAGTCCTGTATTGAACGAGATTTATCTCCCATGGGAGACCTCCTTATTATTTTGCCGCTGTTTTCTTACGTGTTGTCTTTTTTGCAGGTGTCTTCTTTGCTGGCTTCGGCATCATTGCTTTTGCTTCTTTCATCAATCTTTTAGATTCAGCAATTAGACCTTTGGCTTCTGCATCCATTCTTTCTGCTTGTGCCATAAAGTCTCTTGCTAAAACATCATCGTTCATAGCCATGTTAGGGTCAACAACATTAGTTCCTGCAGTAGGCATTGGACGATTTTGCTCTCCAATTAGACCTTCTTTTCTACGTCTGACATCTGCTGGATCTTGTAGTCCTGATGATGCATCTGCTTCTGCTAACCTTTTAGTTGCTTCTGCGCCTGCTGCCATTTCGCCTAAGATTTTATTCAACTCATCTAAACGAATTGATTGATTAGGACCCGGTGTCATTACAACATCTTCGGTTCTAATCTTCTTAAGCATTCCTTCTGAGTGCAATACTTGAAGGATACGATCACCTGACTTAGTGTATTGTCTGTTTAACGCATCAGCAAGTTCTTCACTATTCTGACCGATATCACTTTCAATAGTTTGCATCAATGGATCGTGGATATTTTGATTTAACAATTGTGTATATGCTACTAAACACATATGCTGTTCATTTGGTACTTCACGGAAAATTACTGCGACCTTACGATCACCATGTTTCCCTACGTGTCTTAAAAAACTCATTATATAATTTCTCCTGTAAGATTTTTACATTAACAATAATATTTAATGCGAATTGAAGTGATGAAAATATTTTTAGAAGGTTAATTTGCCCGTTTTATCAACTTGGCATGTTTCTTGTTAAAGTTCTTTTGTTTCTTTTTAGGTAGTGGATGCAGTAAACATTTACCGCATTTGGTTCCGATAAGATGATATCTGTCTAGTTCGCCTTCTCTAACAGCATGACAGATACACTTAAACATCTAAGACCAAGTAAGTTCAAATTGCACTGCTTCTTTTGGATCTTCAAATGCAAATGTTTTTTGATAGTAGGACATAAAGTCATCGTTATCAAGGTTTACGTTACCGGCTACAGCAAATCGACCATGCATTCTTTCTAACACCCATTGCATATTTTCTCTAGTAGCACGTGTTTTTACTAACGTAAAATGAGCAGGTATTTGATCAGTCAACATACGATTGTTGTACCAAGTATCTAAATTTAGATTTTCAAATTTCATATGATATTACTTCCTGTCTTCACTTAAATTATAAACAATCTCTACTTGCTCTAATAACTTACGTAGAGCAGGATTGTTTTTAGAGACTTCTAGTATATCTCTATACATGTGCCATCTTTCAAAAAATTTCTTTTCTTCTAACATTTCTGGATTTTCGTAAACTTTTTTTCGTTGTGACATTTCATGCACACCTAACGGTCTTGCATACACTGTGTTGCCACCGTCTGGTGATTCATATATAAACTTATCCTTTGGACCTGCGTCAGCAGGTCTGTGAGGTTCTAAATCTTTACTCATGCGGCCTGTTTGTGTTTATGCTCATCATAGATTGCCCAAGTACCGAAAGGGGGATTCGGCTCAGGGTCACCGTGAATGATCCAAGTTGTATCACAGTAGTCCTCGTCTCCCCAACTACCAAACGGGTAACCATCTGTGAATACGATTAGACGATTAGGTACACGACCTTCACGTTTCAGATAGTTAAAGATACTATCAAAGTCAGTACCACCGCCACCATAGATTTCGTAGTCAGTTATTTCATCTAAGTTATCACTATCGAATGTCTGTGGATTGTAGACTTCAGTATCAAAACAATGTACATGAATTTTATAGTTAGTAAACGTTTCCATAATACCTTGAATCTCTGAAAGGAAAAAGGTTCCTTGTTCAGAACCAATAGATCCTGACATATCTAAGAACACATCAACGTCAATCAACTCACCTGGAGTCATACCTGGCATGATTGCATCCTGATGCCAACCCCTACGAGAAGGTCTAATAAATGAATAGTCGTTGTTCATTGTGCTAGTCAAATTAGACTGAATGATATCGTCCCAGGGCATGACAGGAGCAGTCAAATCTTTAACTAGACGTTCAACACCCTTGGGCAATGAACCTGCTTCAGCGCCTTGTGCGGCGTTGATGATTGCTTCTTTCATCTCCTGCTTGAGAGCATCCTTTTCTTCTTTAGACATTTTGACTGGGCCGGGCTTGTCACCTTCTTCGCCGTCGCCATCACCAGCACCTGCTGAATCACCGTCCATATGTTCATCAAGCAATTGCTCAAGCAATTGGTCAATGTCAATAACTTCTGCATTGTCATACAGAATATCATAGACTTGCTCTGCTGACATACGGTCATATTTGTAGTCATATAAGCAAGGGACAGTAGTGATGAACTCACCAATGTTGTGATTTTTCAAGTCTGCATTGACACAATAGTCATCAGCAATGTTCCATAGTTGAGGATCTCTGTCACCTCTACGATCCATGTGATCATAAACTACGTGGAGTACCTCATGTGCTACAAGAAATTCTACTTCTTTCTTTTTTAGCATCATAATGAAACGTGCATTGTAGTAAAAATGCTTGCCGTCAGTTGCGGCAGTTGGACACCATTCATCAGCATTGATGAGTGTCAAACGTGTAGCAAGATTACCAAAGAATGAATGTCTGAGTAAGAGTGCGATACGAGCAGTGATAAGACGATCACGGGCTTGTGCATCTACTTGAGGGTCTGTAGGACCTACTAGATGAGCCAGTTTGTTCTCTTTGTCGTTGTTAGTTGTTGAAGAATTCTTAGTCATGTGTCAGTTCCAGTTGTCTAAAGTATTTAATAATTATAACACCTTTGGGGAGACATGTCAAGCAAAAAGTTCGGGAAAGTGTAAGGAATGTCTCGGACCTTACACTCTCCCAGGTCAGCAATTTTAGTTGCCAGCCTCAACAATGTAGTTACCATATCGTTTATGGAAGTCATCAAAGTTCTTCAATTGAGAAGGTTCGATTGGTAACTTGTAAGTTTTCAGTGCAACTTTTGCACCCATGACCACTAACTCTGTTTCAAAGTTAGCCATGATGTAGCCGAAGAAGTTATCACACATTTCGTGGAACTTCTTGTTATCGACCTTATCAGTCTCAAGGGCACTTTTAAGTTCATAGCACATTGAGATAGTCAAAGAATACATTGCAGAGATTTCTTTGACATCTAAGTCCTTGACTTTACCTGACAAGATATCAGATGGGTTGGGCATTTTACTAGCAATCTTACGATGTGCTACAAACTTAGTAGCAAGACCCTCACCAACAGTGCCTGCGACTAGATTGTAAAGAGTCTCAGGATCCATTTCGTCCTCTTGCAGTAACTGAGATACGAATGTCCATGTACGTGGAGTAGCAAATGCACGTGAAGAAGACTTCGCATCAAAATCATACAAGTCTTGTTTTGCAAATGACAAGTAACCAACTACGTCCTCATGCACTTGATTCTCAATAGCCCAGTTCTGCCAAGAAGCAAAGTCAGGACGCATTTCTAAGTGAATGAAACGATTAGCAAGGGGCATCGGCATACGATATGTAACACCCTTGTCAGAGTCACGGTTACCAGCGGCTACAATATGAACGTTCTTAGGAAGAACATACTTACCAACACGTCCATTAAGAACAAGTTGATAACCTGCAGCCTGCACTGCTGGTGGTGCTGAGTTCATTTCATCTAAGAAAAGAACAATGCATGGATACTGAGAAGCAAGTTCCTCAGTTGGAAGTTCGATTGGGGGAGCCCAATCCATAACTCCTAAATCTTTGTTGAAGAAAGGAATACCTCTGATATCAGTAGGCTCCATCTGCGCCATACGCAGATCAATCATATGACCACCCAACTCATTAGTGATCTCCTCGACAAGTTCAGACTTGCCAACTCCGGGAGGTCCCCATAAGAATGATGGACGATTTGCTTTCATAGCCGCTTTGATCGCGGGCTTTGCTTGTTGACTTGTTACAGTCAGATTTTCAGTTAATTGAGACATTTTAACTCCGTTGCTTTATTGTTGAATATGTATATATTATAGAGCCTTTGGGTAGTGATGTCAAGCCTTTTCGCAAATTAATTTCAATTATTTTGCCTAATAGAATCAACAACTTAGTTACCTTCTGGTTCCATAAGGGTTAATAGTAAGATATATTTCTCTATCATATCGCAATTTTCTTGCATTTTTGCTCTATAATCGTCTGCGGCTTGCCAATTGTTACGTTGTCTGCATCTGACTTCTATAGTAGACAGTTCATCGACCATGGGCACTATATTTGCCCAAAGTTTTCTCATATCAGGATTAAATGATAGAGATCGAATTTGTTTTTGAAGTGAATCCAAATACTTTCTGGCTTCGATTGCGTTAGAGAATTTCTCAGTCATACCCATAATTATACAACCTTTGGACAGTAATGTCAACCTTTATCTATGGTTTATCGTACCAACGTATATAGATCAAAACTACATCATTTTTATCGTTTTGATAGTATTGATGGCCAAGATTCATATTATGGCCGAATAGTCTATTGTTAGATAGAGTTTCTTTTATTCCTCTATTCCATATGTCTGGCCATTCGTCTGCATGTGATACTTGAAATTCAGAATTAACATCCTCACCGCTTAAAGTAAAAAATGTAATCCATTGTTTAGTAGTATCATCAAAGTTTTCTATAGGGTTATAATCTTTGTGCCAACGTCCATTAGTATGCATTGGATCTATTTGATTGTTTATCAACACTCTATAATTGTAAATTACTGGACGTTTTAAGTAAGGCTTTAATTGTAGTTGAATTAGATCAATGAGTTCTCCTGCAGATTCAGGAATCAAACTTTTTACGATTGAGTTATCATCATACCGATTGTAAAGAGTAGGATTTGTTTTGTCTTCTTCTAAACTGCCATCTGGATTAATTAAGTATCCAGATTGATCTTCTAATGGCTTGTTTATTGTTAAACGTTGTAGGAGATCAGTATCTAAAAAT